CATATGACTGATATTGATGAAAAATTACTGAAACAAATATACGACGAGGTACTTGATAATACAGTAAAACACATTGATAATTGTAATGGTAATGGTCTTATAGTTGCAGGTGTAATGTTAGCCCAAGCATTGAGTATATACAAAACAATGTTGACAGAAGACGGATTTGATGATATAGTAGAAGGTATCGTGGCAAGCAAACGTCATGTAAAGAAGTTCAATGTTCCTACTACAACTAACAAAACGTTACATTAGTAAAGGAGTTGACCAATGAAAGTTTTTCTGATCATTCTAACCTCATTTGGCGGTCTTGCCGGTGATATTAGATACGAACAAGAAACATCTTCTTACCGAGATTGTGCTATTGCTGCTGAATCTATCAAGAACAATCCCGGTAAGTTCTATCGTAATATTGAAGAGTATACCTATAACAATATTGATGCATGGTGTGAATACCGATGAATATTTTTGCTCTATCAACGTGTCCTGAAGAATCTGCACAGATGATGTGTGATAAACATGTTGTCAAGATGATTGTGGAAACTGCACAACTTCTATCAACAGCACATCGTATTCTAGATGGCGAACAATATACCGATAAGACTGCTAACGGTAGGTCTATCAAACGATGGCGACATCCTAATCATAATTTAGAATCTAGTCTCTACAAAGCATCACATGTCAATCATCCTTCTGCGGTATGGGCACGTGAATGTAACAATAATTACATTTGGTTACAATGTCATTTTGAAGCCCTGTGTAGTGAATATACATATCGATATCACAAAAAACATTTGACAGAAGAGAAACTCGTTGATATACTATCTCATGTACCAAATAATATTCAACGAGCCAAGTTTACACCCATTCCACAAGCAATGCCTGATAAATACAAAAGTTCTCATTTCGTAGACGCTTATAGGAGTTATTATGTTGGTGAAAAAGCAAGTTTCGCAAAGTGGACAAACAGACCAGTTCCTCAATGGTGGAACGATCCCTCTTATAAATCATGATGAAACAGACGTACAATGGCTTGAACCAATGCAAGCTAAATGTCTGTTAGAAGCTCCAAACTCTTCATGGAGATACGCCCATATATACTACAGAGAACAAGCAGCAAAGTGGGAAGAGAAACTAAGAGTACTAAACAAAGAACGCATTTTACGACAACTAAATCATTTATGAAAGGAAACTGAGTTGGGTAAGAAGAAGGCTTCAGGCAAACATTACGTATCTAATGGTGAACGTCCAAACGTTAACAGGTCTACTGTAAAGTCGGTCAGACGTAATATTACGCGAGTGGACCGATTGGATGATATTATGAAGGCGTGGCGACGTTTAGAGAATCCTTGGATTACGATTCCTAATCCAAATACGAAGGAAACAAACAAACGCCATATTCGTGTTCGCACTAATGACTTGTTTGGAGATCCAAAGGGAGAGTTTCGAATGGCGGTTAGTACGACATGACAAAGCTAGAAATATATACACAAAATGGATGTTCTTATTGTACAAGAGCAAAAACTCTTTATATAAGTAAACAGGAAATGTTTCCTGAATATGTTGAGTATAATATTTCTGAAAGCGAGGTTTGGAAAAACGAATTGAAAAATAGAGTGCCAGATGTAAAAACTGTTCCTCAGATTTTCATCAACGATAAACATATTGGCGGATATGATGAGTTCTGTGATTGGATTGATAATCATTATAGTGGGAGTTGAGAATGCAAGAATTTGATCGTGATTTGTTGGTTCATGCTTTACGTACAAGTGTAGTTCGTCTTGAGTTTACTAAGAAGAGTGGTGAATATCGTGTAATGAAGGCTACTCTAAAGGAAGATATGATTCCATCAGAACATCAACCTTCAGGCGAAGGTGTTTTAAAGACAGCAGAAGTACGCCCTGTATATGACCTAGATAATATGGGTTGGCGATCCTTTCGTTGGGATACTCTAAAAAGTTGGGCGGATTGGGAGAAATTTGAAGTATAAATAATATGATAATTTTGAAGGAGATATTATTAACAACAAAAAGGTAAAACTATGTTTAAATATATTAAATATCTATCTGTAGTTACTTTGTTATTTTTAACAACAGTTTCGGTAGCAAAGGCGGAAGAATCAACGACAAAGGCGCCAGAACTTGTTCCTGGTCTTGATTTTATTATTAGCGCAGACAATATGTATTCTGTTGAATCAGAAAATTTTAAGACTGAATTTGGTATAGAAGCGGAAGCTACTAATTTAGGTATTCTCGTGGGATTGTATCCTTTAGTACATTGGGATTCACAAGATGCATCTGAATACAAAGCAGAGATTACTTGGGATCTTGATGCCGAATGGTTTCAACTATCTCCACACGCAGACGTTATCATGGACAGAAATTTAGAACATCAAGAAACAACAGTTGGTGTTAAAATCTCAAAAAGGTTTTAATATATTATAGGGGGTGAAATTCCCCCTATAATCATAATGGAGGATATTATGTCGCATAGAAGAGATGATTACCCAGATTTTATAGATGAAATTTATGTACCAAGAAAAAACGAAATCTGTGAAGAATGTCAAAGACCTGCTATTACATCTACATTAGATAATTGTCATAGATTAAATTGTCCATATCACAAAGATTATTATACTGATTAAAGGTTTTTAAGAATGTCGTTGAAAGTAGTTATGAATGAAAACGAGTTAAACAATTCTATTGGTATTGAGACAAACGAATTGAATAGAAATGCTATGGGTGGCACAGAGATGATGCAACATGCATTATATTCAAAGTTATCAAAGGAGTTGTTAGATAAATTCCAAATTATTCCATCTAGAGTTAGGAATATTGATCCTAATCGTCTTCCTATTCTCTGGTTGCACGATTTGGCGGAAGACCCTGAATCCAGGCACCTCAGTGATAGTGGAAATCGGAGCAGATTCAGACGACTTGTTTTTGTATCCCACTGGCAATTTACAACTTATCATAAAGTTTTAGGTGTCCCCTACAGCGATTCTATTGTTATTAGAAACGCTATTGAACCTATTCCTACTCACGAAAAATCAAAAGAAGGTCCATTGAGACTCATCTATCACACTACACCACACCGTGGTCTTGATGTGTTGTTAGCTGTTTATCAGAAACTATCTGAAAAATGGGGCGATAGAGTTCATCTAGATGTATACTCATCTTTTAATATCTATGGATGGCCACAGAGAGATGAACCATTTGAACAATTATTTCAAATTTGTCGTGATCATGAACATATCACATACCATGGAACTGTATCCAATCAAGAAGTAAGAGAAGCATTACAAAAAGCACATATTTTTGCATACCCCAGCACATGGCAAGAAACTTCTTGTATTGCTGCGATTGAAGCGATGAGTGCTGGTTGTTGCGTAGTTTGTCCATCTCTAGCGGCACTTCCAGAAACTACTTCTAACTTTTCTCTTATGTATCCATTTGATGAGGATAAGAATCAACACGCTCATATGTTCTACCAAGTTCTAAATGCGGCTATAGAATCATATTGGGAAGAAGATATGCAAACAAAATTGCAGTTTCAGAAACTCTACACAAACACATTCTATAGCTGGGATCTACGAGCACAAGAATGGGAGGGATTATTAAAATCCCTATTAGACCACGAAAAGTAATTATAGTTTGTTTAGAGGGTTATTCAAGGCTTTTTCTATAGTCTTGTTTACCCTATCTTCTAGTTCGCGAATATCAGATTCTACTTTTCTTCGCGTTGCATCCATTCTATCATCCGCAGAGTTAATCATCTCTCTCATATCTTTTTCAGTAGATCTCATAAGTTCTCTGATTTCGCGTTCTGTAGCAGAATTCTTTTTCTCTAGTTCGTATATCGTGTCTGATAATTGATTCATATCGTTCTTTAGATCGGTACGCATATCTCGCGCGGTTTCTTGAGCCTCACCTACTAGTACATATGACTCTTCGACCTTCTGTTTCAATAATTCTACTCTTTTATCGAAGCCAGAAAGATCAGGAGCAACATATGTTGTAATCTTTTGTTTCATTGTCGTATAATCTTTATAGACCTCAAAGGCGCCGTACAAACCACCAATTAAAGTGGATAGCGCCATTGCGACAGCAACCATCTTGCCACCCTTGAATTTAACTCCAGCAAATTCTATCTCTGCCATTTTACCTTGTACCTATTACCCTATTATTGAATTGTGATCTTTCTAACTCATTAAACTTCTGATCATTCATCAAGAATCGACTAATAAATCTGTTATCCTGTATACTTCCACCAGGAATCTGTGTTTGTTCATAAAAAGGTTTATCCTGTAACTGCACGCCAGTATAATCTTTAAATCCCGGAACATATCCCATCATAGCGACGATTGATGCCTGTGCTGCTACTTGTGTTTCAAGTGCTGCTGACTCACCCATCTTTTCTGCTAATGACTCAATACGTTCCTGTATAGCTTGTTTAATTCGTACTTCTTTAGAAGGTTTTTCTTTTTCCTTCTTTGCTTCTTTCTTTTTGGGTTCTTCTTTTTTCTCTTCTTTTACTTCTTCTTTAGTCTCCTCTTTCTTTTCCTCCTTCTTCTCTTCTTTCTTTTCTTCTACAGCGGCAACTTTAATTTCTTCTTTTGTTTCTTCCTTAGTTTCTTCTTTGACTTCTTCAGTATTAGTCTCTACTTCTGCTGCTATCTGTTGTTCAATTTCTTGTTCTACCTCAGACTCAATCTCTGCGACTACTGCTTGTTGTTCTGCTGCTACAGCTTGTTGAACCTCTTGTCTAGTTTCTGCTTGTAAAGTTTCTACTCGTGCGGTAAACGCCGCTGTTGCTGTATCTAGTTGTGATACTTCTGGTATAACTACAGTTACATTAGGAATACCTTCAACTTCAACTACTGATGTTGTAATCTCTTCTTTATTTGTTTCTGTGACTGCAACAACTACAGTCTCTTCTATTGGATTTGCTTCTGCTACTGTCTCTACTTGTTGTTCGTCTTCAGCGGTTTTTGTTTCTTCTGCTTGTTTCTCTTGTTGCGCTGCTAGTGCTGCTGCATATCCATCACATGTAGGACTAAACAAAGGATCTATATTACAGTTTCTAGCGATAACCGCCTGTTCGTAACCCGGACATCTTGTATCATATAATGGATCTAAAGAACACTGTTGATTGTAGTAAGCAGTTGCGTAACCTGGGCATTCTGTATCATAGAGAGCGTCAAGACTACATTGTTGATTGTAGTAAGCAGTTGCGTAACCTGGGCATTCTGTATCATAGAGAGCGTCAAGACTACATTGCTGATTATAATAAGCGGTCTTATATCCCGGACAACTAGAATCATATAATGGATCTAAAGAACATTGTTGATCGTAGTATGCCTGTGTGTATCCAGGACATTCACTATTATAAAGAGGATCTAAAGAACACTGTTGGTTGAAATATGTTTCATTATAATCAGTGCAGTCAGTATCATATAAAGGGTCTAAAGAACATTGTTGATCGAAATAAGCTTCTGCATAACCAGTACATTCAATATCATATAAAGGGTCTAAAGAACACTGTTGATTAAAATAAGTTTCTGCATATCCTGAACAGTCTTCGTTATATAAAGGGTCTAAAGAACACTGTTGATCGAAATAAGCTTCCGCATATCCTGAACAATCTTCATTATATAAAGCATCTAAAGAACACTGTTGACTAAAGTAGGCATCAGCATATCCTGAACATCCACTATCATACAGAGCGTCTAGTTCACACTGTTGATTATAGTATGCTTGAACGTAACCAGAACAATTCTCTGAGTATAATGGATCACTATCACAAGGATCAGAAGCAGATGCAGTACCAGCAGTTCCATCACTATAACTATACACGTTATTTGTCGCTGACCAACCAGTTACTCTATCATCGGCTGTAGAAGATCCAAAATTATATAATGTACCACCTGGATTTGTATATTGATATTGTGTCCATTCGCCTTGTGTAGCATCGCCTATAACACCAATAGTGAAAGCATGGTTTTGTATGTTGATCATTTGATGGTACATATCAAAACTACCATCTGGACGAATTTCTAGACCTACTGTATTCCGATTACTGTTATAATATTCACTTATATTATTCCATTGATATCTTTGGTAATTTTCATTACCCTGTGTGTAAAATCTTCCTTCTGTTGAATTGTCTATCAAGTCTGTCCATAATACAGCAATTGCATAGTTATAAGACGAACTAAGGGTTGAATTGGTGTCTAAATTAATACCATTACAACACCAATGGGTCGTTGGATTTACAAATTGAACAACACCATTACTATGCATATAGGATGTGGTATAAGTATTTCCATAGAAAGGAAATGAAAATCCTAGATTTACCTGTGCGTAACCATCGTCGCTGATATTATGTTCAACGATTGTAGGAGCACCTGTAGAGGTGTCAAATGTTTGTGTTTGAGCACTAGCGTTATAGGAGCAAAAGCAAACCAAGAATGCCAAGAATGCCGACGCCAAATACTTTAGCTTCATCGTCATCTACTTTGTCTCCATCTAGATCTTTTGATTCTGCATCTGGAACCATTTCGGGGTTTGCATCCCACTGGTCAGCGGCTGGTTGTCCAATTTGACCAAGATAAGGACAGGGTGTACCTGCCATTTTCATGGCATCAAACACTCTTCTATCTTGACAGAGAACACTAACAGCGGCGACTTTCATGCCCATATCATAAAGGGTTTTACTCAACTTCAATCTCTCACAATTTGGGTCACGAACAGTGGTCCCTTTACTGAGACCTAAAATCTGTGTTTGTACAGCAGTACTCGCGCCCGTAGTGCAAAGATCCATATTATTACTATTAATACTTGGAGAAATAGCGCTGGGTGGTGGATTAATCACTATCGTTTTTGTATCAGTGTCAGTAACGACATTACTAGTACTGCTACTATTACTCGTATTCACATTATTGTTATTGTTATTTGTAGTAATAGTGCTTTGAGCAAACACAGAAGATGAAAACATAAAAACCACGATAAATACCAAAAACGGTATTGCGGTTTTCATTTTTGCCTTACACCTCCTTATTATTGTCTATACGGTTTATTTATATTTAAGGATATTTAAAATGCTCACAATAAAAACTTTATTAGCATCTTTTATGATATGGATGAATGTTCATACAGGGTTGACAATACCTCATTTACCAGATATAATGTTAAAAGATAAAGAACAGTTATTTCATATGGTTTATCCAGGAGTGAAATATGAAGGTCCTGAGAAATCAGTAAATGTGATGGGAGTGTATGTATCTGATACGATATATCTACCAAATGATTTTGATGTGAATGATATATGGGATCAAAGCATTTTATTACACGAACTCATTCATCATTATCAAGAATATAATGACATTGAGGATTTATACGAATGTCCACAGCGAAGAGAATATCATGCTATAATGATTCAGAAAGAGTGGCTGGATCAACAAGACAAAAATATCTGGGAATATTTAAGTCCATTGTGGGTTCTTGGGGCAATGAGTTGTCCTGGATTGATGGGAGATGGTCGAGCACGATGAGAAAACCGCCTGGCCATGCAGGATACGTCAAACCAGACGATCCCTGGTGTGATGAGTTTATAGATTATATCGATACGAGATATGGTGGTCGTGTTGAGTTACAGCAGTTTCTCAAAGATATGGATTGGAAGGGAACAGATACACCATGGGGCCCCGGATTGAGATGGACCTACGATTTTGGCAAAGACCAAAAATTTTATATCACAACAAAAAAAGGGGTTGACAAAAAATAAAATCTCTGGTATTATATAAACATGATGAACGAAAGAGTGAATGAGATGACTACTTTTGATTTTGGCAACGGCCTGGTCCCCGCCCACCAGCATTCTAATGGTGGTGGATGGGTTGCTGATACCGCCACTGTTTCTGAGACCGCCTATGTTGGGCCTAACGCTGTGGTTTCTGGTAACGCTAGGGTGTCTGGTTGCGCTGTGGTGTATGATAACGCTATGGTGTCTGGTAACGCTATGGTGTCTGGTTACGCTGTGGTGTCTGGTTACGCTGTGGTGTCTGGTTACGCTGTGGTGTCTGGTTACGCTGTGGTGACTGGTGACGCTGAGGTGTCTGGTAACGCTAAGGTGTACGGTAACGCTTGGGTGTCTGGTAACTCTAAGGTGTATGGTTACGCTGTGGTGTCTGGTAACGCTAAGGTGTATGATAACGCTGAGGTGTCTGGTAACGCTTGGGTGACTGATAACGCTTGGGTGTCTGGTAACGCTTGGGTGACTGGTGACCCTGTGGTGTCTGGTGACGCTGAGGTGACTGGTGACGCTGAGGTGTCTGGTAACGCTAAGGTGATTGATAACGCTTGGGTGTCTGGTAACGCTATGGTGTATGATAACGTTATGGTGTCTGGTAACGCTGTGGTGACTGGTAATGAATGAAGGAGTGAATGAGATGACTACTTTTGATTTTGGCAACGGCCTGGTCGCCGCCCACCAGCATCCTAACGGTGGTGGATGGGTTGCGGATACCGCCACTGTTTCTGAAACCGCCTACGTCGGACCTGACGCTATGGTGTCTGGTAACGCTATGGTGTCTGGTAACGCTAAGGTGTCTGGTCGCGCTGTGGTGATTGGTGACGCTGTGGTGACTGGTGACGCTAGGGTGTATGATAACGCTAGGGTGTCTGATTACGCTTGGGTGTCTGGTGACGCCAGGGTGTCTGGTAACGCTATGGTGTATTGTGGCGCTGTGGTGACTGGTGACGCTAAGGTGTCTGGTGACGCTGTGGTGACTGGTTACGCTAAGGTGTCTGGTGACGCTGTGGTGTACGGTAACGCTTGGGTGTCTGATTACGCTTGGGTGTCTGGTTACGCCGTGGTGGATGGTTACGCCGTGGTGGATGGTTACGCCGAGGTGTCTGATTACGCCAGGGTGACTGGTAACGCTAGGGTGTATGGTAACGCTGTGGTGACTGGTTACGCTAAGGTGTCTGGTGACGCTGTGGTGTACGGTAACGCTTGGGTGACTGGTAACGCTGTGGTGTCTGGTAACGCTCAGGTGTTTGGTAATGAAAGAAGGAGTGAATGAAATGCTACAAGTTAATGATACAGTTGTTCTTACAGGCAAGACACGCCATGGTAAAAACCGTATTCAGCAACATGGTAAATTGTGGTTTGTACAAGAAGTACGAGGTGGTAAAATGCATCTCCGTAGTGAACACAAAACTGATGGTCCTATGCATAATAAGGATTTTGACGGACGTTGGGTAGAATTACAAAATGACCCAAACTTTGAATGGCTAAAAGGAGTCTAAAATGAACGATACTAATGAAATGACTGCTTTTGATTTTGGCAACGGTCCGGTTCCCGCTCACCGTCATCCTAACGGAGGCGGTTGGGTTGCTGATACCGCCACTGTTTCTGAGACCGCTTATGTTGGACCTGATGCTGAAGTGTATGATAACGCTGAGGTGTATGATAACGCTAGGGTAACTGGTTACGCTAAGGTGTCTGGTAATGCTGAGGTGTCTGGTGACGCTAGGGTGTATGATAACGCTTGGGTGTCTGGTAACGCTTGGGTGACTGGTGACGCTTGGGTGTCTGATAACGCTAGGGTGTACGGTAACGCTAAGGTGTATGATAACGCTATGGTGTATGATAACGCTAGGGTGTATAATAACGCTAGGGTGTATGATTACGCTTGGGTGACTGGTAACGCTAGGGTGACTGGTAATGAATGAAGGAAAAGTCTAAATGTCTCTTAAACCTCGTAAGAAACGTGTACTTGCTCGCCGAGTAACAGGTCTTAGTGGTGCCCCTAAGACTCCTGGACGGGCGGCTGATTTTTATTTTCAATACGAAGTTGAGAATAAACAGATTATAGAATTGGTCAAGTCTTGGATTCGTACTGAGTTTCCTAAGAAAATTGCCACATCTATTCTAAAACAACCAGACTGGAAATTTATGTTTCCACACTGGGCATGTATTATTCACACAAACGATTCCTCTCGTATGGACTATCTTCGAAATAGAATTTCTCAACTGGCAGAGGAAGAAGTGAAAGTCGTAAAATCCCCTAATAAGAATACGACACAAAAAGATAAGATTGATCCAGTAAAAGAATGGATTGGCGAATTAGAAGAGGTAGTAGACCGACAAGATGACAAGTTTGATTTCTATCAGTTTGCTCGAATCAAGAATATGAACAAAGCACAAACTGAAAAAATCATTCAATATTATAAAAGAGAATATGAAGAACTCTTGGAAGTAAAGAAAGGTAAAAGTGAGGATCTTAAAGAAGCCTGGGGATATCTAAAACGTAAAGGTTTGACAAATCGTATTGCATTTTTTGAACGTCTATTGTCTGAACTAGACAAGCATATAAATAATAAAAAGGTAATACGTCGTCCACGTAAACCAAAGGTAAAGTCTGCCGCGCAACTCGTAAAAAACGTCCAATATCTCAAAGAATCGAATGAGTTGAAAGTTGTGTCGGTAAGTCCAGAAACAATTGTTGACATGAAACAATTGTGGGTATATAATGTTAAGTATAAGAAATTGACTTGTTATAACTCTTTGGAGGGTGGTTTTAAGATGAAAGGAACCACACTTCAAAACTTTGATATGGAAACAAGTATGTGTAAGATGTTACGTAAACCTCAAGAGCAACTAGGTGAGTTGCTAAAATCGGGAAAGGTCAAACTCAGGACTTTCATGGATAAACTAACAACCAAACCATCAACGTTTACAGGTCGTATCAATAAAGATACACTATTAGTGAGAGTATTATGAGCAATGTGATTCAGTTTCCTTTGGAACGAATGGGTGTATCGCCCATTGTAAAAGAAAGGAATCTTCCACAATCTGAAGAAGAGACAATAAAGGCTATCACAATCAATCGAATGATGTTGGTAGACGAAGTAGTCAACACAGAATTTAGCCGTCTTGCTACGAAAATGATGATGCAAGGGTTTCCTATAGAAGATTCTGGATTCTTCAAGGATTATATTTTTGTTGGAGAGATGATGAGAGCCATACTATATAATAGTGTGGATATCGAACATCCTTTATATGATGTCATCTTAAACAATCGTGACCGTCTCAAGAAGATGATTGAGAATGGCGATATTGTATTTGGTGACGAAGAGGAAGATGACGAAGAATAAGGTGTGATATGATTTTGTTAGATTTTTCACAGGTATGTCTATCAGGCATTCTGGCGAGTGGCAATAAAGATTTTAGTGAAGATCTTATTCGTCACATGGTACTAAACTCAATCCGTAGCTTTAAGACACGGTTCTCTGAATACGGAGAAATGATACTCTGTTGCGATGACAAGAACTATTGGCGTCGTCAAATCTTTCCTTACTATAAGGCAAATCGTAAGAAGAGTCGAGAAGAATCACCACTCGACTGGAATCTTATCTTTGATACGCTGAATTCAATCAAAGAAGAGATTCGAGATAATTTTCCATATGTCTTAATTCAAATCGAATCTGCCGAGGCTGATGACATCATTGCTACAATGGTCGAACGATTTGGTGGTAATGGTGAAAAGATCATGATTGTCTCTGGCGATAAAGACTTTTCACAATTGCAAAGGTATAAGAATGTTGAACAGTATTCCCCTATTACGAAGAAGTTTATTAGAGTTGAAGATCCTATGGCTTACCTTTACGAACATGTTATCAGGGGCGATGCCGGCGACGGAGTACCTAATATTCTTTCTCGTGATGATGTTTTCGTCGTTGGTGCTAGACAGCGTCCATTAACAAAGAAAAAGGTTGCTGCAATGATTGATGATATGAATCGTGGTATCACTCCTTTTGATGGTGAAGTACATCGAAACTATATGAGAAACATTCAGTTGATTGATCTATCTCGTATACCAGAAACAATCCGTACACAAGTTATAGATACATATAAGAACTATGAAAAAAAGGATAAATCAAAGTTGTTGAACTATTTTATTAAGAAGAGGTTGAAAAATCTAATGTCTGATATTCAGGAGTTTTAAATGAAAGATGGTATTGCTGAAATTATTGAAAAGGCGTCTAAGTTAAAGACAGAAAATGAGAAAATTGCGTATTTACAAGAATCGTCAAGGACCTGTATACCATTGATACTTATGTTCAGACTAATGTTTGATCCGAAAGTATTATTTGATCTCCCAGAGGGTGATCCACCATACAAACCACAACCAAAAGAGTCTGATTTACAAAATTACCTATATCACGATTTTCGTAGAATAAAGTATTTTATTAAAGGTCAGTATGAAAACATCAAACCGATTAAACGGGAAACGATGTTTATCGAATTTCTGGAATCTATGGATCCAGACGATGCTCTAATGATGTTGTCCATCAAAAATAAAAAGAGTCCTTATAAAGGAATCACTAAGGCGCTTATTAAGAAAACTTTCACAGAAGCAAAGGATTGGTAATAGTTATGTCTAAGACTTTTCGGGCTCGCCGTAACAAGTGGGATGATGATTACGATGATTATGATAATCCACGACGAGTAAAAAAATTTCGAAAAATGAGAGAAGAACGTCAAGAATCTTTAAAAAATAAATTTAATTTAAATGAAGGTGAAGATGATCCAGAACATACCATTCATAAATCGTAAATCGGCTGTTATTATAGGTAATGGTACTACAAGACAAAATTTCAATTTAAATAATCTTGTTAATAAAGAAAATCTTTTAATCTACTCGTGTGGCGTTGCTTACAAAGGATTTGACGATCCTAATAAAGTAGATTATCATGTTACCATTGAAGAGTATAGGAGAGACCAGTTAGAAAAAGAAGACCAGTCCCCTATAATTTATCCAGAAGATATTGAGGACCATGTAGAGTCTATGTTTTATCATGGACACGCTGGTCCTCGTCCTCGTTCTAATACTGGTATGTTTGCTATGAAATGTGCTATAAGAACAGGTTGTTCGGTGTTATATATATTAGGATTCGACTCTTTAATTAAAAACGACGAGACTCAATCTATCAGCAATATGTTTAAAGGAAAGGCTGAAACAAGAACAAGAGCTGCGGATAATCCAAATAGAATTAGATATCTAGATTGGTTTATGTCGCATAATCATCTTGTAGACTTTATATTTGTTTTTGATAAACAATATGAGTTTTACAGATGTCAATCCAATAATATGCATGGTTTGTCTTATTCAATGTTTGAGAAGATGTTAACAGATGACATTTCTTTTTGATCCACTAGAAAAAGCAGGAAGCACTACTTTAACCATATTCATAGGATATGATTCTAAAGAAGATTTCTGCGCTAAAATACTAGCGCATACAATTAGAAAATATAGTAATCATAGAAAAGATTTTGTAATTATTCCTTTGATCTACAATCAACTTTATGCCAATGAATATACATCAAGAAAATTAGATAAAAGAGGATCTACAGAATTTTCTATGACTAGATTTCTTTGTGTTCCTATCACAAGATTACATATGCAATATCCTGAAAGTATAGAAAATAAATATAAAGGTTTATTAGAAAGATATTCTTTATTTTTAGATTGTGATATGATGTTTACTGAATCTGTTTGGAATTTATTAAAAGTGGCGGACTTGTCCAAACCAGTTTCTGTTTGTAAACACGATTATTCTTCTGCATCTCGTTATAAGATGCATGGTACTCCCCAAGAGAATTATCCTAGAAAGAACTGGTCTTCTGTTACACTGTGGAATTGTCTTCATGATAAAAGCAAACAGATGACCTTTAAATTAGCTGATACAAAAGATCCGGCATATCTTCATAGATTTCAAGGGTTCGATGATAATGATATTGGAGAACTTCCTTTAAAATGGAATTATCTAGTAGACGAACCAATGGATCGAGATTATTACGGATTAGAAAAAGATGAACTTCCATCTAACATTCATCATACTTTAGGTTCACCTGTTTTTAGATTATATCAGGATAGCGAATATTCTGATCTTTGGAAAGAAAATTTCAAAAGCGTGTTTTCTAGAGATTTTGATGAGACAAAAGACACTATTTGATAAATAGAGATAAGGAGGACTAATGCCAACTTATACATTTTTTAATGAAGAATCCGGCATGGAATGGGATGACATTATGTCAATCTCAGAAAAAGAAAAATTTCTCAAAAATAATTCTCATATTAAACAGGTTATCAGCTCCATGAACATCGTTTCTGGAGTTGGTGGTATTAAGAATGATGGGGGTTGGAACGAAGTAATGGACCGAGTGTCTGATGCTAATCCAAACTCCACGTTTGCTGCTTCTAGAGGATCACGGCAAACATCAAAGGAGGTAAAAACAAGACAGGCTGTAGAAAAGTGGAGAAAGCAGCGAGCAAAAAGTGGAGACTCAGCAAAACTTTAACTCGCACAAAGGAACTAATAAATGTCCCTTATTAACCTAGAAGATTACGGCGTAGGTAAACTTACAAAAAGGCAAAAAAGAGAACTGAGAAAACAACAGAGTAATTCGCTTAGAATACGATCTATTCAACCGAAAACACAAAATCAAAAACGAGCCTTTGATCACTATGACGAAGAATATAATCTTCTACTGCATGGTCTTGCAGGAACAGGAAAGACCTTCATATCACTCTACTTAGCACTGTCTGACGTTTTAAGCCAAGACTGCGACCAACATAATGTTACCATTGTTCGCTCGGTAGTCCCAACAAGAGATATGGGATTTCTACCAGGAAGCGAAAAAGAAAAATCCAAAGTATACGAAGCGCCATACTCTAGCATCTGTAGTGAATTATTTGGAAGAGGCGATGCATACGAGATTCTGAAAACAAAGAATCTTATCAACTTTGTTACAACATCTTATATTCGTGGACTAACATTAGATGATACGATTGTAATAGTTGATGAGGCTCAAAATTTAAACTTCCATGAGTTGGATTCTATCATTACCAGACTTGGTGAAAATAGTCGTATTATGTTCTGTGGTGACTTTAGACAGAGTGATCTTATTAGAGATGAAGAAAGAAAAGGATTATTGACATTTATGAAAATTCTTGATACAATAGAAGAGTTTCAAACAGTAGAGTTTGAGGAAGACGATATTGTGCGAAGCAGTATCGTGAAAGACTATATAATCTCAAAAGCAAAGCAGGGAGTTTTGTAGATATGCGCGAAAAGTTGATTGAACTTGTTTTAGATTACTGTGTACGTAATGAAGAAGATCGGGAAATTCCATATAAAGCAGATGAACTTCGAAAATATACAAATGAGTATCTATTGGAACTGATTGAAAAACAATTAGATTGTTATATGAATGTAGTTCACGGTACTCGTTGGCGAGAAAAGGTTGGAGTTAATCTAGTTCCGCCCTCGACACTAGATCAGTTGAATAAAGAAATTACAAAACAAGTATCCAAAATAAAGTATGCTAATGATTTTTTATATGGTTACGGCGATGTAGACCCTTTATTTCCTAATAAAAACGATAACACTTTTTTAGGATGGGAGTTTGATGAAGGTTATCCAAGATGATGAAATTTATTCATCGCCAAATAAGTTTACCTGATATCAAGGCAACAACGAATAAGGAAACCGGCAGGATGTATCATACTCCTGCCGGTGACTTACCTTCTATCACCACTGTTCTTGGTCGGTTGTCTCGTGACGGTATTATGGCATGGCGAAAAAAAGTTGGTGAAGAAGAGGCAAATCGAATTTCAGGACAAGCATCTTCCAGAGGTACTAGGCTTCATAAAATTTGTGAAGACTATATAAATAATGTTGAACCTGTTTTCAAGTCTCCTTTAGATAAGGAGATGTTTTTAAGTGTTCAAAATACACTAGATAGTATGATAGAAGAGGTTTATGGGCAAGAGGTTCCGTTATATTCTGAGTATCTTGGTATAGCGGGTAGAGTAGATCTTGTCTGTAAATGGAATGGTAAAGCGTCAATCGTTGATTTCAAGACTTCTCGTAAATTAAAGAAACGTGATTGGATCGATAATTATTTTATGCAATGTACCGCATATTGTGTGATGTTTGAAGAACTAACAGGTACGCCGGTGGATCGATTTGTCGTTTTAATAGCAGTAGACCAGGAATCGGAACCACAAATTTTTCTCGGCAAGAGAGACGATTATATCTCTCCGCTGGTCGATGCTATTAGAGGATTCTACGATGAAAAGAATCTTGTTCATCCTAACCCTGCTGTTTTCAGTAGGTTTCACTAACACCGCCGCTGCTCAACGAGTTACCTGTGTTCCTTATGATGATGCTATCACACCTCTTATTGAGACATATGAAGAAAAAGTTTTATATAGAGGAATTACGGACAATAGCAGATTTATGGTGGAAATATGGGCAAATGTTGAAACGGGTTCATTTACCATTGTTCGTATTGGTTATATAGAGAGACAAAAAACGATTTGTGCCACGATTGCCGGTGAAGGGTTTCATGAGGTAACAGTACAGCCCAAGCCCGAAAAAAAATCTCCAAAATCGTAAAAAAACTGTTGACATTTAATCTCTACCGTATATAATGATTATAGTGAATGAGACAGAGAGAGACAGAAACATGACAGGCATTTACAAAGTTTTCCAGATCAACCTCACCGATGAAGAAGTTGACACCATCAACCGCACCGGTGACCATGGCGCTGTTTCTAAGAACGTGCTGCGTATGAAGATTGATATGTCGTTTGGTAAACCTGTTGGACATCTGGTCAAGGAAGCCTTTGAGAAAGGTTACTATGAGCATGTCAGCAACATCACCGCTAATAGCCTTGATGGTGTGTTCCATGTTGGTAATATGGGTCCAGAAGAGAACATCGAACGGTTTCTTCCCATGCACAGCCTGAGTGTTGGTGATGTGATCATGGATGAGAACGGCATGTACCACATGGTTGCAAGTTTTGGTTTTGATGAGGTGGACGAACTTAATTTGGAGATTGCATAAAAAAACTGTTGACATTTAATCTCCATCGAGTATAATGATTATAGTGAATGAGACAGAGAGAGACAGAAACATGACCAGCCGCGTAAAAACCACATGCCTCTGCCCCGGAGCCCACAAAACGACGAACACCTCGCCAGTCGCCTATATCGAGCGGGCGTATGACGATCCTTCAACTTGGTTCGTAAAATACGGCGACTATGCGGGGCGGTGGGCATCCTTCGCGGAGTGCAAGTCTCTCATCGAATCCGTCGCATCCATTGATGACGATAGCCACTCTTACCCCATCACGATCGGATGATGTGGTTGTGATGGTACGCCGATTGTTGAAAAGTGGTCTATCAAAAATTTTCGGGGATATGAATAATTTTGCTTGACATTTAATCTCCATCGAGTATAATGATTATAGTGAATGAGACAGAGAGAGACAGAAACATGATGAAATTTGCCAAATACGACACCAAAGCCATCGATATCAAGACCGCTTGGATGGCTACCAATGCCGAAAGTGAAGTTGATATCATTGAAAACATTAATGATGAATACGAACTTTGGATTGGCAAAAATTTCGTAGAGATGTACGAAACCTTCGATATCGCCAAGCGGAATGCTGAGGCGAAGGTTAGTTTCACTGTCAAGTGGGAGGATTGATATGGCGTTTGCTCCTTATACCAACGACCGTCGCACGATTGGAATTGACTCTAAAGTTCTGGGTCAGTTCCGAGAAAAGGAGTATGATCACTTGTTTGAGTTTGCTGAGAATGATGATTGGTTTGCTGATGAATATCCCCACAAGATTTTCGTTGGTAACGACGAAACTCGTATTGGTCTTGTTAAGAAGACTGTAGCGTATGTGGTCGTAGACGAAGGCGGCGATGGTACGCCGATTGTTGAAAAGTGGTCTATCAAAAATTTTCGGGGATATGAATAATTTTGCTTGACATTTAATCTCCACTGTAAGATAATGATTATAGTGAGTGAGACAACGGAGCAAGCAAAGGAGAGATACTATGCAAATAGGTGATCAAATCCAGCTCAAAGGTAAGAGCAAACACGGTAAGAATCGCATCCAGCAGTTTGGTACGGAGTTTTGGATCAGCGAGATTCGCGACCGTATTCAAACAACCAAACACCGTTCGCTGCCAGGACCTTTTGCAATGGTGTTTAGCCCCACGGGTGACCATCGTTGGATCGCTTTAAAAAATGATCCAGATTTTGAGATATTGGTTGACAAAAATTAATTCTTTTGGTATGATATAAACATGATGAACGAAGGAGAATGATGATGTTGAATGCTCTGAAGATGTTGGTCGAGTTTACTGCTTTCTCTTGTCTGATGGCAGTTATCCTAATGTATATGGTAGCGTTCTCTTAATGAGTTTATTCCTGGGTAGCTCAGTGGTAGAGCTGGCGGCTGTTAACCGCCCGGTCGGGGGTTCGAATCCCTCTCCAGGAGCCAATTTGCTGGTGTAGCTCAGTTGGGTAGAGCAGGGGTTTTGTAAACCTCTGGTCGGGGGTTCGAGTCCCTCCACCAGCACCATTTTTGGAGATGATATGAGTATGCATCTTGTGGGACCGTGGATGACAACAACATCCACTCGTAAACGTAAATCTAAAAAGACCAAACGTCAATTACAAGCCGATATCGAACATGATAAATGGCTTCGTAAGATGGGTGTTCATGCAGATAAACGGGGATTGGCTCAGTCTGGTAGAGCGGGCGCTTTGGGAGCGTCAGGTCGTTGGTTCGAATCCAGCATCCCCGACCAAATTCCTCTCAGTAACAAAATTGTACCGATTCAAACGAATAAATCAGTTGACAGAGAGACAAAACTGATGTATAGTTCTCAATATGTTGTCGGTCAAGCGTATAACAAAGGTGGTCTACAGGTACTATCTAAAGAAGACGCTAATGATCCAACCACTGGAAAGAGGCGAGGATGAATACCATCGATTTTATTAATAATGCAGAATACCTTATTCGTCAGTGTCTAAATCAAACGTGGAACATGCAGATTGATCCACTGATGAAAGCATGGTTGCAGGACGCATGTCTTGATCTTGCAAAAGCAAGAGAAACGGAAAATCGCGATCTCCATTGGACTGAAGATTATTATGAAGAAGTACTACTCCTTCGCAAGAAGGTTGAGAAGTACGAGACCATTCTAAGACATGCAATGTCTGAAAAGACTGGTTAAATCTAGATTATATCATAAAATAACAAATCGCTATGGGATTGAAATGATGATTAAACACGAACCACTATTTGATACTGACAAGATTAGTGAACACTATACTAAGAAAGATGGTGTTCCTGTTACCTATGTGTGTACAAGTGCTCTGGGCTCTGAGGCATGGGCAATGGATATCTTTTACAGAGAGACTCCACATCCTGAGTTTGGTAACCATTACTTTGGATTATATTACAATATGGTTGATACACGAGTAACACAAAAGCCACAAATTATGATTACCAATGCAGATCGAATTGAATCTGTAGAGTTTGGGCTTGTTGAAGATGATGATGGCAATCTACAGTACAGCGCACATCGCCATGATTATAAACGGTTTAAGAACGGCAATATGATCGACGGAGGCCGTGCTTATATTAAGTCAAGTATGTGTGAAGTTAAACACTACGTTGTTCGTAACGGTGAAATGGTGGAGAAAAACTAAATGATAAAGAAATATAGGATCACCACAACTCTTCGTCCCGGTATCAAAGATATGCAAGGCGATGCAGTAGCAAATGCTTTACGATCTATGGGATATGATATGGTTGAAAATGTTCGAATCGGTAAGACTATACATATTGAATGTGATGAAAATTTAGTTGACGACATTGCCAAGTCTGTATATAATGAAGTAATGGAAAATTATGTGATTGAGGAACTATGAAAAAGGTAATCATTATCAGTCTCAGTCTTTTGCTTTCAGCCTGTGCTGTAACACCATTGACACCTATTGGTATTGCTTACGACGTCGTAACTCTACCATTTGAGATGGGGCATGTAGTCGTAAAGAGAGTATTACCTTGATTGATTGGTATATGGTAATATTTGTTCTACTATCATTTTTGCCTTTTGCATACGCAATTTCGAAATTGTGTTGGAACTGTTAATTGGTCTCGTAGCTCAATTGGATAGAGCAAGAGCCTTCTAAGCTCTAGGTTGCAGGTTCGAGTCCTGCCGAGATCGCCAAATATGCGCCCATAGTTTAACGGTAGAACACCCGGCTTATATCCGGCATATGGTCCCCAGATTAGGGAGCGGTCCAGGTTCGAATCCTGGTGGGCGTACCAAATATAAATAACACCGTGCTGCTGAGGCTCGTTTCAGAGAGGTACCAGTAGGGATGGCAGATGGAGTACTGAAAGAGAGGAAAAATCGTGGTCATCGTTTTTTTTTATAGAAAGGATGTTCTATGGGTTGGAATCCATTTAAGAAAAGCAGTTGGACTAAACTAGGAGACGACATTGCGGATACTGCTAATGACGTGGCAGATACCGTAACAGACACCGCAAATGATGTCGCCGATACAGTTACTGATACTGCTAATAAAGTTGCTGATGGCGCTACTGATGCTTATAATGCAACGAAAGATTTTGCCGAATCACTTGCTAACGATACAGCAAAGGCGGTACAACATACAACACAAACTTGTACATCGCAGGCATCTGAGTATGCAAAACAAGGTTTCGATGTTACTTCCACAGAATGGAAGAACGGAACAAAGGCTTGTATTGATAGTGTAAGTCATGGTGTTGAATACGTAGAATGGGCAGCAACAGAAGCATATGAATGGTTAGATGCGAATGCTTGTTATATTGGACTTAATCTCGCTCTTACTACTGGATGTGTCGCATACTTTACACCGAAACCAAGTGCTACTGATCCGGGAACGGTAACTTCAACAGCAATTAGTTCTACCTATCTTGGTTATATTGCAACACAAGGTATGAATACCGCCTGTGCTGTAGCCGTTGGTGGTTTGATTACAGAAAGCATTTGGTTAATTCCTGGTGTGAAAGGTAATTGTGATAAAAAGATGTTGAACAACGTCATTGTGAATATGATTGCAACTTGTAATCCTGCTGTTCTTAGTGTTAGTCTTGCAACTCCCGCTGGTGTGGGTATCTTTGTAGGTAGTGTTATTTCTCCAATTGTTGCTCAATTGGTATGTGAAAAGATTGCGCCAAAGGGAATGAAAAACGCCGTGAGTTGACATTAATTCATTTCTGTTGTATTATATAAAAATGATGAATGAGGGAGTGGATGTAGAGAGGGCATTATGACAAATCAAGAAATGATCGCAGAGATGTTGGACCGTGCAGCCGCGGCACAAGAGCAGTTGGCTAGCACCTTTGACGTTATCGAAGCATTGGACCGCAACGGCAACTTTGACTTGCACGATCAGATCGCTACAGCCGACGCCATGATGGCGGGGTTGGGTGCGTTAATTCAACGCATGCAGAAAATAAATGGTTGACATTAATTCATTTTGGTACTATACTGTAAGAACACTAACACATAACAGAAGGAACACAAGATGTCCAAAATCCATCATTTTAAGACACCCGTAGATCTTTCTAAAGAATCCATCGGCAACTACTACGCCAACCTCTACAATGCCGAAACCGGAAAGTTCGTTGAAGGTCGGCACTACGAGAGTTTTAGCGGTAACGATATGATG